ACCCGTTTTCGATATCGGAGTTGGTGAAAGTCAGGATATAACCTCCCTTAACCTTCTTAACCTCATAGTCCCATGATGCAGCAGTCCTTCCACTATCAACCGGTGTCGCAAGACGTAGTGCTAATACGCCTTTCAACCCGCCATAATTTAGAATGCTCATTACATGCTCATTACGTAAAGCATTCTTAAGGAAAGACTCGGTTTTTTGGAAGGAGCCTTTAGATTCAACATAAAACATAAGACTCCTCCAAACGACCTACTTGTGAACCGTCACGGACCAGCTAGAGCTTGCGGGATCGATTGCCGAGCCCGTAGTGTTATGCAATCTCACAGTTACTGTGTTCGTCGAAGAGACGTAAACAGTAACCATAAGACCTGCGTTGAGGTTTGAAGGCGGGCCGGCCGAAACAGGATCACCGGTGGCTGCGCCAGTAGCAGTGATAGTCAACTCAGCCGTTGCACCTGCAGATATCGAACCGAAGTCCAAGGTAGCCGTGGCTTTCACTGCTTGGCGGATCGTACCGTTAGATGCGTTGATTCTTGCACGTAACTCACCTGTATCCGAACGGTACCACATAGATCCGCTGTTCGGCGTTGGTGATGGATCAGATGTCAGGGTAGCGAACTTGAATGGCTGAACTACTGAGGCCACGCCAGTGTCTCGGGCAATAGTAAAAGGAACATCGATGACAACGCCCGAGTCATCATAACGACTTACAGCGAAGTTGGATCCTGTGTTACTGCCAGCTTCTGCCGTCGAAGTGGCTCGAACAGTCCACCGCTTCCCAGAAGTGGTTGTCCAGATCTCAAGGTCACGGTTAGTTCCAGCTTCACCAATGACACGCAATGAGTTCGCCTGTTCCAACGTTACAGTTCCCGTAGAAGGGTTCGTAACATTGAAGCGAGTCGTGTTGTCATAGCAGAGCTGGCTCTGATTGTCCAGAGTGGCTGCTACTGTACCGTTGAAATGACATCCAGAAGCACTAATCTGAGGAGCATAAGAGATCTTTAGACCATAATCTGGACTATAGATCCCTGCACCCGCATCATTACGGTTGGTGTTTACTACACATCCAACCATAGTGATGGGGTTGTGGTTGTTGCTACCGCCGCCAGTAGCTCCAAGAACATTGAAACCTGCATAGCCAGCAGGAGTAACGTCGTCGTTAGCGCCATCGCGATTGGCGATACATCCAACCAGTTGAACTGATCTTACGCCAGTACCTCGAGATTCCAGGTGCCAACCATCTTTGGTGTTACGATCCGTATCACAATTGATGAAACGCATACGCGAAGAACCGTACACTTCATAACCATGACCCGTGTTGAACTCAGATCGACAAGAAATGAGATCCGCAGAGAGAACTGAGGCCCAGTACCAACCACCCGATTCGTTGGCACCGGCCCAACAGGCAATATAAGTTGCATCTGTAATGGCAAATGACTCCGCGCCAGTGTTCTCATGGTTGTAGGCGTATCCAGCACTCGACTGGACATAACACCCATCGAATACCCATCCCTTGGGGTGTCCCGTAGCATTCGTATCGGTATGAACACCATCACCACTCATGTTGTGGATGCAAACTCGATGCAGAGCAACGTCGATGACTTCACCCGTGGCATAGATACCATCGATGGGGTTAGAGCCCGCACCATCGAGAGCTTCGCCATCAAGAGTGATGTCAATCAACCGAATTGCACTTGTGTAGGGCTCGGCGTATCCACCTTCATCTTCGTCGAGGATTCGCACAAGAGCATTGGAAGCGAACGCTGACGTCGTGGGTTTGATACACGATGAAATTCCTGTTGGTTCCTTGGCATACTGAGGCCACCTAGGAGCGTGGGTCCCTTGGAGAGTCGTTCTAGGAGGAACAACCAGTTCTTGAGAGATTCTGTAGACCCCCGGTGGGAAGAAAACAGTACCTCCACGAGGACACGCAGCAATCGCAGCAGCAATCTCTGCGTAGTCGTCCGCACTACCGTTACCAAGAGCCCCGTAATCTTTGACATTGATGAACAGATCACCTTCTTGCATTGTCGCGTCAAGAAGAGTGACCAACCCAGTTACTTGTGACTGGGATATAGTGATTGGGTCAGAACCAGCGCTAGCATGCGTGGAAGCATGAGCAGTTGAGGCTTTCCCTGCCAAGACAGTGTCCATAGAGGCCTTGGTGTATACCTCGACAGTAGCCATGTCAATCCCTTCTTATTGAGAACTTATCTCATAGACGTCAGCACTAAGACTCACAACGGAAGGCCAAGTGATGGAATAACTGTCCGAATCGATTGCTACTATTGCTTCATCCGGACCAATGATTGTTGCCACTCCGTCTTCTTCTATGACACGAAGAATTGCATTCTCCTCGTAGATTTGAATGACTTCTTCGATCGTTGGTATGGTTGAGTTACCGCTTTCGTCCCCATATAAGAGATCCTCGATGGCAGAAAGAGTAGCTTCATTAGTCAGTCGAGAATCTATTACGATATGGGCCGATTTCTTGTAGCCATCGACACTAGACGGTAACGTTGTCAAATCCCAACTGAACAACATAGGATTCGTGTTAGGGTTTACAGTCGTGTAGCTCCTAGCTGAAGGTCTAACAATCGCGTTATAGACGATATGAATCTTATAAGCAAAGTCAAGACCATCTAAATCGTTCCCAACAAATGATCTGTAGGAAAGATCGAACGATCTCTTCTTCTGCTGAGATAGATAGAGTCCATAACGAATTCTGTATGTACCTTCACATTCTTCGAACTCTTCTGGATAGGTGAAAGCAGAGACAGTAGCTTCAAACTCCTCGTATGAAGGAACTTGTAGATACTTCTCCCCATCCAAGTAGTAAGCTTTAGTCTCTTCCCCTCTTAGGTTCTCAACAATCGAGCTAAGACCAGACCAAGCAACTCCTGGATCTCCGTTTACTGATAACACTCCTCGGTCAACACCAGTTTCATAGATACGAGAACCGGAGTCATCCCAAACGAGTCTAGTCATAAGGTTCCTCTCAGCCCCTTGTACCCATGGCTTCGCGGCGTTGTGCGTTCAACGCACGTTGTTGTGCAAGCATGTCTCGGCGGCTCATCTTCTTCGCTGGGGAATTCTTACGATTACATACCTTGACGAGAGTCAAGAGCCGATTGAGGTGCCAATGCTGACATTCGAAGGGAATGTTTAGTGCGATCATCCAATAGTAGATAAGTTCCGATGTGATTCCTTCTCGACTCATCTTCTGAACGCCTTGCTCAACAAATGTAGTAGCAGTCATTGAATCACTGATGTAGTCGTTGATCTGCTTAACGTTGTCTTTGGACAGGTGTGCAAAGACTTCTGGAGGAACCTCCGGAGTCAAAACCATGGCCTTGATGTAGTAGAGAATCTCTTCAGAAGTCTTATCAGTTTTGTTTAGGAACGGCCTCTTGTAGCGGGACTCCCATTTTGACAGGGAGACCAGAGAATGCTCCATCTCCAAGACAAAAGTTTTCAGCGGAACGAATTGACTAGTTTCCTCATCAAAAGCCTCTGACATAGTTACAAAGATCTGAAGCATCTCTGGCCTCCTTTCTGTCGGAGAAGGGACTAGGCGAAGACGATCAGGAAGTCATCGTCCGAGCCGGCCGGGAACTTGTAGCCGGTGTCCGGACGGACCTTGATCAGTACGTTCGCCGTGATCGGGCCGTAGGCGCCGGAAGGCAGATCGCCATCGGCGTCCGTGTAGTAGATGACGCCAGTGATGGTCGGGATCGTGACGATGTCCGTCGTCGAGTTGTAGGTCGGCGCAGTCGGCATGGCTGTAGTAGTGACCGATCCGGTGAAGATGGCCAGTACGTCGTCCGGGGTCGGAAGCAGCGGATCGACGCCGACGCTGCCGTAGAGCATCGATTCAAGAGTGGCCAGAGCAGTAGAATCGACCTTCGTACTGTCGATCGTCATGCTGGCCGTCGGCTTGTATCCGGTCATCGGAACCGGAGTAGTAGTAAGATCCCAGCTGAAGGTGATCGCCTCGGGAGAGTCGTTGATCGTGTTGTACGCCTTCTCTGAAGGCGCAGCGTAGGCGTTCCAGACCAGGTGAAGTTTGTAGCCGAGTTCAGTGCCCTCGAGATCGTTGCCAACTCGTGTCCGGTACGACAGACCGAACAACTTGCGTGGCTGCTGACCGATGAGAACACCAGACTCCGGCTGGGCCGACCCATCGCACTCAGCGAACTCGTCCGGGTAGGTGTAGGCCTCGATCGTAGCCTCGAACTCCTCGATGGAGATCAGGTTCAGATAGGGGATGTTGTCGGCGTAGGTCTTCGTCGATTCTGCGCCAGTCGGTGCCTCGGTAACCGAGGTCAGACCATTCCAGGCGAAGCCAGTGTCGTAGACACCACTTGGGTTGATTCGGTACAGAACTCCGTGGTCGCAGCCGGTCTCGTAGAACCGCTCGCCGACGGTGTCCCAGGTGAGAGCCGTCATGGTTTACTTCTCCTCAGAAGTAGAGATTGAACACGTCATGATTGAGATTCCTTGCCGCATATCCCCTATTATAGAGACACATTGGCAAGCTAGCGACCAGAGGAACAATAGTACTATCTGGACTCTGATCGATTACGGTCACCAAATATCGCGTAGTTAAACGGTATGGAGAATCGTTAGCAAAGTCGACGTCCATGTTGTCGCGTTTGTATACGATACATGGATACTCCATCGATAACCCATTCGGAGGTTGGAAGTATACGTTAGAAGTGATCGTCTCAAGAAGTGTTTGCAACTCAAGCCGTGTTCCCATTGTATACACCCCCCAACCTAAGTAACAGGCGGGGGCGTTGGACTTCCACTTCCGTGACTTTCCACCGGGCACCCTGCCAGACAATATAGCGAATGGCGAAGAAGTGTTCGTTGGCGTAGGCGTCAGCGACAATGCTAATGGAGTTTTGAACCGAAATATCGTCGTTAACCTGATCACCCTCCTGGAGTTTTCGAGTATTACGGACAACATCGCCAGAATATGTAAATTCTGTGATAACATCCTCGAAAACTCCAGGAGAGGTCTCAGTCGACTCTCCGTACCCGATTACGCCATGAAATCTCATCGGGTACTACCTCCAGAACTACGCGTCGTCGCGGGTGAACGTCCACTCGTCGTTGACGTTGTCGGCGATGTAGTAACCAGACGCCGGAGTAGCAACCACGGTGATGCTAGCGCCGGCTGCGATAGCCGACTGAGCACCAGTAGACAGAGTAGCTCCAGTGTCCTTGTTCTTGTAGACCACGCCGGTGGTGGCGACGATGGTGACGACGCCAGTGCTCGACACGAAGGTCGGTGCGTTCGGAACCACCAGAGTGTCAGTGCCAGCAACCTGCTTGTAGATCTGAGCCGACTTGAGCTTCGTCAGAGCACCCGACAGACGGGTCTCCATCAGGTACTTGTACTGGTTGTAGTCGATGTCGAAGAAGTCGAACTGCGAGATCTCGCCGCCCTTGTTGGTACCGATGTTGTAGTCCTGCAGGTTCACCAGGATGCAGAGCAGATCGGTCTCCGATTCCATGACC